ACCCGCCATAGAAACATTTATAGTTTTAGGAATAATATAAGCATTAACAATTAATGTCATATCTGTTTTATTAGCTCTATCAACCCCTGATTCCAATAATGTAGGAGTATTAAATGTTTTTATGTCAGCTCTAAACATAAATTTTTCTGGGTCACCCCAATATGAACGAGCAGAAAATTCTATTGCTTCTGTAATTTCATTCATTTGTTCTGTAAAATCTGTAAAAATAGACATTTCATAATTTATAGTAAGATAATCTGGTATTACTCCTAAGATATATTCTCTTTGGGGGAGTTGATTTTGTAAAACAGAAAAATTATCATAATTATTTCTACGAGAATATCTTGTTTCAAAATATTCTACATTATGTACTTTATTTCCATCTAATTTATTTCCAATAGTATTATCTTTTTCAAAACTACTTCTTTTAAACATTACTAATGGTACCATAGTTTTACCATTTTTATCACGGTAAAAACCATCTGCTTGCATTGATTTCCATCTTTCAGGAGAACCATAAATTACAGGTACTTTTTGTTGTTTATCATTTTGCATTACTGTAGGTCTAATTACATTTTCTAAATAATACAAAATTGATGAATCTATATCTTTTAAAGTAATTTTTATTTCTTTATTAGTATCATCCTTAACAGATACTTGTAAAGCTCTTTCTACTTTTTGTGGATCAGGTTGACCAGGTCTTGTTTCAGAGGGAATTTGATTTGGATTACCTACTACTTCCTGTTGTGTTTCAGGATTTTCATAGGGCATTACAAGTTTATCTAAAAACTCTCTTTTTGTATATGGTCTTGGTTTAAATTCCATTATAATCTTTGTTCTTTTATACCAACTTTTTCGGGTCTTGTGTAGTGACAGCTCAAAATAATTGAGTGACTTGAACCAAAGTCATCTACTGTATCACTATAAGGATATGATGGATCTTTACCTACTACTAGCTGATTTTCGACTAAATTATCAACTTCATAATAATCCTCATTCCATAAAATTATATCTCCTATTTCAGGTACTACATTAGCTTGTTTTAAATCATGTCTAAAAAATCTTACTTCTAAAGTTCTATTTCTATCAACTCCATAATTATCATCTAAATTGGTTTGATCACCTCTTACTAATAAACATTTTATAAGAACTGGTCCTATATATGTTTTATTTTGTGCCTCACCATAGATGTTAGATGGTGTTTCATCTAATTTTACTTTATAGTATCCTACTTGTTGTTCTACAATTTTGTGTAACAACTCAGTATTTAATCCTTGAAAAAGTAATACATCTTTATTTCTTCCGTATAATGCCATTTTATGCTATATAAATAGGTAATGGTACTTGATCTAAATGTGTTTTCATAGCATTTGCTTCTTCTGCTTTTCTCATAAGTTGCATTTTTCTAGAATTTTCATCTAAATCATCTCTTAATTTTTGTATTAAAGATTCTTTTAAAGTTGTAGCAGATGATAATAAATCTGCTTGATTTAAAGTAACTTCAGCACCTGGAATAGGAACCTGAGAGTATTTACCTCTAATGTATCCTAATAATTCTTTAGCTAATGCTAGTGTATATTCAAATATCCAATATCTTCCTGGGGCGTTTATACGTGAATAAACTGGGTTTTCAAATGGAACATTTGAAATATCTGTTACTAAATTACTCCCTGAAAAGGGTGCTTGTGCAAATGGGGTATTTCTTTCTCTTTGACTTATATATTCAAAACATAAATAACCCTCTGTAGTTGGAATTGGGAAAATCTTTAACTGATTGTTTACTAATTCAAATGAAAAAGCAGATTTTCTAATTTGATCATTTAATTCAATTGCTTGTATTACGGATACATCGTAATATATAGGCATTAATAAAAAATTAATAGCAGGAGAATAATTACCAAATCCGAATACATCAAGTAACTGTTGAGAACCGTATCCTGTCCCAGCATATGGATCAAAGTAACGTACAATTGCAGGAGTGTTTTCATAAAATATTTTTTTAATTTCAATTACATCACCTGCTTCTAAACTTGCAGATTCAGCAGCCCAAGCATCTAAATCATATGTTTGGACACTAGCTGTTAGCATTATTCTACCTTTATTCCAAGTAACATTACCACCAGCACCTGCTTCTTGAGCATAATTTTCTGCTATTCTAATAGTATTACCCATATTAGGTTGAATTACTGCTTGATTTAATTCTGACCCAGTACTAACACCTTCTAGATTAATAAAATTGTTTCTTATTTGATATAAGTAAAGTTCATTTCCATAAGTAGTAACTGCTTCTTCAAAACAGGCATAAAATGAACCACTACCCATTTCAATATCTACTGTAGGATATCCTAAACGAGAAGCACAAAATTGTGCTACCTTATCGGCATCGTTTGTGAACGTAGTATCATCATCATAAAATCCAAATGGTGTTTGACCTGAAGAAAATGATGAATTACCGCTCCAAATTATAGGGTTTTGTGACATAATTAGATTTTGTTATAAATATTTGTCTTTTAATGTTGAATATAAATATGAAAAAAAAGTCCCGCTTGCGCGGGACTTTCTAAAAGGATTTATAAGTTATGACTTATACTACGTTTAAGTCAGCAACTTTAACACCACCATAGAATTCTGGTCTTACCATTTTCTTAGCGTATCTTGTCATAATACCTTTTCTTGGTGTGAAGGTATTAGGATCGTATACAAGTGGAGTCATAATTAACGGAATATATGGAGCATATACGGCACCAGCTTCTAGGAATTGGTTACCTTTGAATCCTAATAGAATGAAGTTTTCCTTCATATAAGGGTTCTTATATACTTTATATCTGCTATTTAAAGCACCAACCTTTTGTACACCAAATGCATATTGCATTTTAGCAGCATCACCATCTGAATCAGCAGCAAATCCTGGAATAGATTCTAGGACAGTAGCAACTGTTGGAGATACTACCATAAAGTTAGCACCACCTCTTAAAGTTTTCTGGTGAATAAGGTTAGAGACCTTTTGTAATTTGATTCCTAAAGTTTGGAACCAACTCATTTGAGTATAGTATACACCTGAAGTGTTAGATACGATTGCAGTACCAGCATTATTTAACTCATTTCCAACTTTAGCTGACCATACAGCAGTGTTAGAAGAAGGTACGTTTTCGATTAACATTCCAAGTATTTCTAGATCAATTTCTAATGAAATATACTCACTCAAGATGCTTGTTAACTCAGCCTCAGCATCTAAGCTGTGGAAAGCATTCAAGTCTTGAGAGAACTCAGGAGTCCATTGTGCTTTTAACTTTCTAGTCTTAGCAGCAATAGTTTCTGATTTCATTTGAACATTAATTTCTGGGATGTCGATTGCTCTACCAGCACCAGCTTGGTCTGAGTAAGCAGCTCCATCTTCGAAATCACCTCTTGCGTTGAAGTCAGTCTGTTTGTTGTAGTGAACAGTGATATCTTCATCACTTTCAACACCACCAGATGCTGTTACGAAGAAGTCAATACTTCCATTTTCTGTAGCATCTAGCTTAGCTAATGCTGGGAAGTTATCTGCAGCAGAGATTGGAGGTAAAGCACCATTAGCGCCTTCTAAATAAAATCCTCTAATTCCGTCTACATCAACACCTGATAAAGATCCTGTTTTAACAGTAATCTTAGCGATGTCTCCAGCAGCAACAGAAGCTGATAAATCAGCGTCGAAGTTTACATCAGCAAAAGATGCTGAAGCAATTGTGTGGTTAGCGTCAACTACAGAAGCGGAGAAATCATTGATTGAGTATCCGAATCTACCTGGTCCGTATAAACCACCTGTGTTTGTGTTACCAAAGTTTTCACTAGCGTCACCATACATTGAATCATTAGCTGTGAATGGGATTTTAGTATCTCCATATTGGAAATCTAAGAAAAATACCAATCCAGCAGGTAATGTCATAGGTTGAACACTAACAAATTCTTTAGCAGCAATCTGACCAAATACTTTTCTTACAAGTGGAAGAGCGACAGCAGCGTATTGCTCACCAGTTCCTGGAGTAAAGTTAGCACCAGTACCAGTTGAAGAAGCTTCAACAACAAGTTGCTTTGCTTGGTTTTCAAGCAAAATAGACATGTTGCCTTTTTCTACGTCACCGTTAATTCCCTCTAGTAGGCCAGACTTAGCCCATTTTCCAGCTAAACGCGCAGCGTCTTTCTGTACTGACTGATAAGGGCTAGCAGTCTCTAATAATTGATTAACAATATTTGACATTTTGTTAGGGTTTAAAAAATTAAAAATTAAATAATTCCAGCTAATTTCTGCATTCTATTCACGAAATCAGATCCTTCAGTAATTACTTCTTTCTTAGGAGCTACACCAGCCGCTTTAGAAGCGAATGATTTATGCTCTTTAAGAGATTTAGTTTTTACAGAAAGGTTATCTTTCAATGTTTCAAATACATTTTTAACTTCTTTAAGAGTTTCAGCTCTATCGAAAGCGTTAATTACTTTAACTTTCTGAGCTTCACTTAAAGTTTTAGATTTGAACAATTTGTTCACATAAAGAAGTTTTGCGTTTAGAAGATTTACTTCGTTAAGTTCTGATTTTAGAGTATTGATTACGTTAATTGCTTCATTTAATTCAGCTTTAACTTCATCAACTTCTTTTTTCTCATCCATCATTTCATCTTCCATATCAATTTCAACTTCGTCTCCGCCATCAGCGTCAACATCCATATCCATATCCATTTCGCCACCTTCTCCAGGACCCATAACGTCTGAAAGAACGTCACGGATGATATCCTTAAGCTCGTCTACTGTTATTTCACCTACTTCATCATCAGCTTCAGCTTCTACTACAGGAGCTTCTTCTAATTCTTCAGTAACTTCCTCAACAGTTTCGTCTTTTCTCTTGCCATACTCTTCTTTAACTTCATCATCTTCTTTCTTTTCAGATAATTCAGCTTCTTCAAGTTCAGCAAGAAGTTCTTCTAGATCAATTTCTTCAATTGATCCTTCTTCGTACATGTCTTCGTCCATATCAGCAGCTTCGTCCATATCTTTTTTGGCTTCGTCTACATCCTTTTTCTCATCCATGTCCTTTTTTGCTTCATCAACATCAGCTTTAGCTTCATCCACGTCCTTTTTTGCTTCGTCCATATCTTTAGCTTCATCCATGTCCTTTTTCTCGTCCATGTCCTTCTTTTCGTCCATGTCCTTCTTAGCTTCGTCCATATCTTTTTTGGCTTCATCCATGTCCTTTTTCTCGTCCATGTCTTTTTTAGCCTCATCTACTTCCTTAGCTTCGTCCACGTCCTTTTTTTCGTCCATGTCCTTTTTCTCGTCCATGTCTTTTTTAGCTTCATCTACGTCTTTTTTCTCGTCCATATCTTTAGCTTCATCAACTTCTTCTTCTAAATCAGCCTCGTTTTGCATTTGCTTTTCGAGCATTGATTGAATTTTAGGTTGGAAAGCTTCTTCAAGAGCGAGTTTAGCATTAGCAAGAGCCGTTTCACGAATCTCTTTAGCTTCAGCGATAGCATCGTTGAAAAACTTAGTGTTTGACATAATAATAAGGTTTGTCGGGATTACTTATTGGGAAGTAATATAAGGGTTTTATAAAGTGAGGGAGGTAATATTAAGAGATTACCTATCTTTCGGAGATAAATATATAAGGAGTAGGGAAACCGTTACCTAAGGCAACAAATTCCCGATTGAGTGCAAATAATATCTGAAAGAATTGAATTCAGATGTGTGTATTGTGAGATGTTATGTGTAATTCCTTCATTTAATGAAGAAGGTTTCATGAAAGCACCATGGGTCGATGGTGTAGATACAAAATCCCAACATAATAATTCGAAATCATCATCAACTTCTACTTTTCCTTCACCTAACTGTTTTACTGAACCCATTCCTCTTGATGATATTCCAACAGTTATGTTATTTAAAAATAATTGTTCTAATATATTTCCTGATGGTGTAGGCAAAATTTCTATTTTACCCATTAAATCATTCCCATCCCAATATAATTTTTTAATGTTATGACAAGCATTTTTTAAATTAATTACTGATGATTCTGGGTGATCTAATTCTCCTAATGCTCTATTTTCTGCAATGGGACCATCAATGTATTTGTCTACTTCTCTTTTTAAAACTTCAAATGGGTAACGTCTTCCATTATGATTGAATTCCTCAGCACGTTGAACAATTCCTTCAACTACCATATTCTTACCCCCAGCCATTCCCTCATTAATTTGAGTTTTTACTGGTGTAAACACCGAGTATTCAATTAACAGATTTTTCGACATGTTATGATTTTTTAAGTATGACGTCTGCGTTAGGATCTTTATCTTGGACTTTTATAGCATCATCTTCATTATCTACAGTAATTGCTTCAAAGTTTCTAGATTGAGCTGTACCAGCAGCGGCACTTCCAAGTCCTCTTAACATATCAGCAATATCTTTTCCTTTATCTCCAAAATCACCTTTTTCAAGTTTAGTCATAATTTTATCAGCAGCAATAGAACCTCCAAGTAAAGCTGCAACACCTGCTGTTATACCAAGTGCCGATTCTTCCATTTCTTTACCTTCTTTATTATAAAATTGAGTATGTTGTGCAATTGCATCCATATCAGGTTCCATCTCTTCTTTTTGAGATTTATATGCTTCTAATCTATCTTTAAGTTCATTTACGTCCATTCCCGCTTTTTGAGCATATTTTTCATAAATTTCCTCACGAGTTTGTCCTAATTTTTCTACTTCATACTTATCTGGTGATTCAACATCTTTAGAAAATAATTTCATTTCACCATCTTCTTCTTTAGTTAATTTTCTTTTTTCTACTTCTTCACCTTTTTTAACACCAGCACCAAAAATATTTTCTTCACCTTTTTTGCCTAATCTTTTAGCATCATCTGCTCTTTTAGCATCAGTATCACCTTTTTTTTCTAATTGTGATAATGAACCCATTACAGCATCTACTTTAGTATGATCTTCTCCGTGCTCACGGATAAATTTTTTATTATTCTTTTTAGCGTCCTTTTGGATTCTTTTAATAACTTTATCAGTTACTTCTTCCATTTCACCTGATTCACCAGCCATTTTCATAGATAATTTATTACTATAATATGATTGGTCTTTAGTAAGATTTTTTAGCACTTTATTTTGTGCTTTTAACATATCATCTTTAGTTAAATCTTCAACATGCATACTGTCTCCTGCATTATCAGCAACTCTATTACCAACTGAGTTGGTTAGTAATCCTAATTCATAATCCATACCATTTGCATATTCGTAAGGATTTACTTGATCAATAGTTTTAACTAATACATCAGCTCCCTTTTTTTCTTCATGAATAATTCCTTTATTTTTAAGGATTTTTATAGTGTCCTTGAAATTGTTCCAAGAAGTGATGAATGGAAGGTTAACATCTCTACGAACTTCATATAAGAATTTCGATTCAGTTACGTCACCTTTTAATACTTTATTATATAATTCTTGAGTAGTCATGTTTTATATTTTTATATAAATATTTTATCTTCCTTGTCCTCGATAAGCTTTTAAATAGTTTTTGGATCCTTTTAATTTTGATGACTTACTTTTAGCATGTATCCCAGGTCTTTTTTTCTTATGGGGTTTAATATACGCACTAATTACATGTCTTGCCATCTTTATTCAGTTAATCCTTTTATTCTATTATTTAATTCTTGTATCTTTTCGGATATTTTGTTTATAGCATTCCTAGTACGCTTTAAATAATGCATACCTTCATTGCTTTGTTTTAATTCGTTTTTCATTCTTTCCGTATGACCAACTACTTTACTAATTTCATCAATCTTACGTCTAATTTCTCTAACAGCTCTATGTATTTGTTCTGTTGGAGTTCTAACTTCAGTTGTTTTCTTAAACTGAGAGTATCTTGCTTCATTTAATTCACCTCTACCCATTTTAGCTAATCTCTTAAGTAAATCTTCTCTAACATCAGGGTTCATCATTTTGATAATATTAATTACATCATCAGCTTTAGCTAAGTCCTTCATTATTTTATCATCACGACTTGGAGGTATATTTTCATTCATAGGTCTCATATCATATAATTTAGCCAACTGATCTACTAAATCATCTAATACATTATCGTCAGGAATTTCTAATACATTCATAGCAAATTCTTCTCTACCTATACTTTGAGCTAAACTAGTTAATCTTTCTCTACTAGAACCCCCAATAGTAACTTCCATTACAGGTTTAACTCTATCAGCTCTAAATGTACCTACAAAATTACCATCAAATCTTACTTTAACTTTATCATTAGGTAATTCTTGTTCAATTTCTCCAGTACCAAATATTTTTCCATCTTTATCATACACATGTACTAAATCTATAGCTTCATTTAATGGACTTTTTAAATCTATTTCTATCTCAACATAATCAGGTCCAATATCCCATTTATGATTAAATTTTTTAGCCAATTCCATAAATGCATGATCTTTACCTATAAATTCATCAATGTTACTTTCGTTATAAAAGTCATCTATTTTATCTTCTCTATCCTCGTACGAAACAGAAAATGATACTACTCCATCATCAACATAACCTGTATATTTACCAGATTTTCCACTTAGGGTAGCCATTTGAAATTCATCATCAATATCAAGATCAATTGCTTCATTAATTCCTTCAGCCATCCTCATTTGTATTCTATCATATATCTCTGGGTGTTCTTTTCTAAGGTGAGTTCTAACTTTATTTCTTATCATACGAATTTCTTCATAAAAATCTTTAAATTTTCTATCATCCTTAGATTTTTGAGCAGTTCTTTTAGCTGTATCTGTTAAATCATCTAATTCACCAAACAATTTATCATACCCAGGTAATTGAGTAATTGTCCATTTAATAGCTCCGGTTTCAGGATTGATATTTGTAATAGTAGATTTTGTTGTCCCATCATCACTAAAAGAAACCTGACCAACCTTAAATGGTTCTCCTGGTTGGCGTTTTAGTTCCTTTGCTGCTTCTTCAGGTGAAGCAGTTTTAGACATTTCTTGAAATAATTGTTTATAATCAATTGCTTTAGAAGGTCTATTTGGAATTGAAGGTGAAGGAGTATCAAAGGGTGAATTAATACCTTCTTTTTTATCTTTTCTAATTATTCTAAAAGATTTAGGACTAGCATATTGTGCTCCCTTACCTGAAGTAAAAGAAGCACCAGTGCCAGTGGTACTCATTTCGTTTGTTGTGTCTTTGATTTTTATTTTTTTCATAAAGATTTCATCTCTTTAGATAATTCCATATATTGTAATAAGGCAACTAAATGATCATCTTTAATAGATTTGCTTTCTATAATTGGAGTAACTAATTTAATCACTTCTTGGATTTTAATTACAGTAGCTGGATCCTTTACTTTATTTACTGTTGAACTTAAGTCCTCTAAAATAGTAGTAAATTTTTTATTAATGAAAGTTTTAAGTTTAGGAGCATTTGAAGCACTATTAATATAGGTTCTTAATACTTCTTTTTGTTCTGTAGTTAAACTTTTAAATCTATCATTAAATTTTTCTAACATAATTTTATAAGCAACAGCTCTAGTACCTTTATCTAATTTAGTTAATTCTTCAACTAATGGAGTTAAAGACATTTTAGCATCAGGTTGAGATGTTAAACATTCTAAAAGATTAATTCTAGAACTTATAATTAATTCTGGGTTTAATACTTTTGGGTTAGAATATGATTCAAATAAAATATATGTTGAAGCTAATTTTTTATAATCTTTAATTTGTGCTTTAAAGAAATCATTAATATCAAAATTATTTTTAATTTCCTTAATTAAATTATATTTATCCTTTTTTAATTGATCTTTATCTAATTTTTTAGAAATTTCAAGGATACTAGAAATTATACCTTCTGCTTTTGATTCAGATATATTAACTGTACTATTAATAGTTTGGTACAGTTTATTTTCTTTAGCTAACTCGGTTTTTGTAAAGAATTTTTTTACTAGACCCGCAGCTGCTGAAGCATTCTCATTAAGAGTGTCAGAAGTTAATTTCCTTACGAGTAATTCAAATAAAATCCCCGTATTTTTATACTTATTATGTTTGATCTTCATACTAGTAGTTTTCTACTGGTTATAAATATTTAACCTATTTAGTTTCTTCGCGAATATTGTCTTCGTTTAATAATTCACTTTCTTCAAATAAATTTACTTTTTGCCTATTTACCTTAAAATTTTTCAATGATTGTTCATTTTGTGCAAATATAGCTTTAGTATTTAAATTTTCTAATTGGAGAGGTGAACCACCTTTATAATTTGGCATTCCTGGTCTTTCTTCATCTCCTGTTTTACCTTTCATTCTATCTGAACCAATAGGATCTTTACCTAAATTACTATCCTGTGTTCCATAATCGGATGGATTCTCTACAGGTCTTCCTTTTCCTAAAGCGGTATCTGGGTAGTTTTTATCAGTTACACTATATCCTGATGGTACTCCTTTACTACCTGGGTATCTACCTGCTCCATATAATGAAGCTAAAGCATGAGGTGTACCATATGCTTCTCCACTTTCCGCGGGATCATTACCTTCTGATTCTACTTGGGTTTGTCTAAATTTACGTTTAGCATCTTCCATAATTAAATCTCTATATTCCTGATATTGATCTTCACTAAAGTGGAATATATTATCATAAATCCAATCAGATGGCATTAATTTACCATCCATCATTGATGATGCTAAATCAACTTTTTCTTTTAATAATGCAATTCTTTCTTGATCATATATAATAGAAGGAGTTGTTAATGATAATTCAAAATTAGTTAATGCAGCTCCATCATACCCTTGTGCATATAAATGAACTAATGCAATTTTAGTTAACTCGGATACTAATATTTTTTGTATTCTTTCTACTGTACGAGCAAATCTAATATCTTCAGCAGCTAATGTAGCTTTACCTTCAAGATCACCTTCATATCCTAAATAAGCTTTTGGAACTTTAAGTGCTGAGAATAATTTATCTCTTAAATAAGTTACGTCTTCAATAGCAGCATAATCTAAACCTTTTGTAGTTTCTATTCTTGTTGTTGCATCTCCACCTCTAACTGGGATGTAGAAGTCTTCAAGAATGTTTTGCATATTGAATTTTAAGTTATAATCACCTGTTTGTGGATCAACATAAGGTGTTTTTTTCATTTTGTTGATCATTCTTTGCATATAAGTTTCTACTTCATTTGGAGGAATATTACCAACATTAACAAAGAATGTACGTTTTTCTGGGGCTCTAACTATACGGTGAATAAGCATTGCATCTTCCATTAATGACATCTGCTTCCATATTTTACGTCCTGGTTCAAGATAAGATCTACCATAAGGAAGATAATTAAAATCAGATAATAATCTAAAATGAGCAAACTCATAATTATCAAAGATAACCTCATCACCAGTATTAACACCCATTGCAGGAGATACTTGTTGGAATCCTAAAGGATTTTCAGATACCGAATAAGTAGGATCATATTTAAATTTAACGTCAGATGGGTTTTGTGGATCCATACCTTCTAGTCTCATAATAGTATAAGATGAGAATGGAACTACATTATATACACCAAATTTTTCTGAAATTTCTAGTTTTAAATAAAAATCTCCATATTTTAACATATTACGAGTCCAAGACCATAAATTAAATTCAATATTTAAT